GGTTAAGTGCTATTAAATTAGCCGTTCAAGCTGGCTCACATATTTATAAAAACAGACAACAGACTAAAATGTTGATGTCTGATGCACAGAAACGTCATGCCGAAGCCATGGCTAAAGGTGAAGCTGAATATCAAGGCAAATTATTAGAAGCAAGGCAATCGGACTGGAAAGACGAATTCATTTTGCTTTTATTGTCCGCGCCCATTGTTATGTTAGCCTGGGCAGTTTGGTCGGACAATCCGGCAGCGATGGATAAGATGAAATTATTCTTCGAATACTTTTCAGATCTACCATTTTGGTACCAAACCATATTTGTTGGAGTCATTGCAAGTGTATATGGACTTAAAGCAACAGATTTAATTAAAAGAAAATAACATGGCTAAAAAATTATCAGATACACAAAAATATAATCAACTTAAACGTCAAACTGAAAAAGCAGGGATGACAGTTAAGGAAGTTGATGGTAAGATAGTCGTAAAAAGGAAGGTAAAAAATGTTAAAAAAAATAAAAAATAAACTTTGTGAAGTAGTATGTAAAATATTTGGGATTATACCTTGTATGTGTAATCACGAATGTAACTGTAAAAAGGAGAAAAAATAATGCCAGGAAAAAATGGAAAATACCCTTCAAAAGGAATGAACAAACTAGCATCAGAAAGACCTGATGTGGCTAAAAAAATTATGGGCTACAAAAAAGGTGGCAAAGTTAAAAAAATGAAAATGAAAAAAGTTAAGTGTAAGTAATGGCTAAACTTTGTGCAAAAGGAAAAGCTGCTGCAAAAAGAAAGTTTAAGGTTTATCCTTCAGCTTACGCAAATATGTATGCGTCAGGAGTATGCTCCGGTAAAATCACACCAGGTGGTAAAAAGAAAAATAAAAAGAAAAAATAATGTCTAAAGAAGGTGGACTGAGAAAATGGGTGAAAGAAAAATGGGTAGATATTGGAGCTCCGAAGAAGAATGGCAAGTATCAACCTTGCGGGAGATCGAAAGGGAGCAAGAGGAAGTATCCGAAGTGTGTCCCTATTGCAAAAGCTCGCTCTATGAGTGCTTCACAAAAGGCGAGTGCGGTAAAACGAAAGCGCCAAGCGTCGAACACTGGCCCTAAGCCTACCAATGTTAAAACATTTGCAAAAAGTAAAAAAAGAAGTTAAATAAAGCTTTATTATGGCAAGAAAACCTGATAAACAACCACCACGTTCTAAGAAATATTACAGGTCTACAAAATCAGGCGCTGGTATGACGAAGGCGGGTGTTGCAAGATACAGACGTGAAAACCCTGGATCTAAATTAAAAACAGCGGTCACTGGAAAGGTCAAGCCAGGATCAAAAGCTGCTAATAGACGAAAATCATACTGTGCAAGAAGTGCAGGGCAAATGAAAAAGTTTCCTAAAGCTGCGAAAGATCCAAACTCAAGACTTAGACAGGCTCGCAGAAGATGGAAATGTTAAATGGCAGAACAACTCACTTACGAAGGCTTCGTAACTAAACTTAGAAAACAAATAAGAAATTCTTATCAGCAAATAGGTGATACTATGGTTGCTGGTGGAGTAAAAGATATGGAACAATACCGATATCTTTTAGGACAGGCACATGCCTATCAATTAATCGATCAGGAAATCTCAAACCTGCTAAATCCAAAGGAGGATAAAAAAGATGAGCAACAACCAGACAACGTCATTAAATTCGGAAAAGACGGAAACTCCGAAAATTAAATTAGCGTTAGAAGAAAAATATAAAGAAGAAGATAAAAAAGAAAATGACGCTTATGAGCGTTTGAAAACTAAAGAACAAGATAAACTTCCTAAACCTACAGGTTGGAGAATGGTTGTATTACCGTTCAAGATGCCTGAGAAATCAAAAGGTGGTTTATATTTTGGACAAGAAACTTTAGAGAAACAACAAGTGGCTTCAACATGCGGATTAGTTTTAGCACAAGGACCACATTGTTATGATAAAGAAAAATTTCCTGAAGGACCATGGTGTAAAACAGGTGACTGGGTCATCTTTGCACGTTATGCAGGTTCTAGGATAAATGTTGATGGTGGTGAAGTGAGAATACTCAATGATGATGAAGTACTTGCTACCATTCAAAACCCAGAAGATATACTTCATCAATTTTAACATAGGAGGAAAATACTATGCCAGAAGCAAATGAAAAAATGGTTGAGTTAGATACCTCTGGTCCAGGTGCCGAGGTTGAATTGGCAGAAGACAACAAACCTGAATCAGAAATAGAGGTAAAAAATGAAACCCATAGTAACGACAATACTGAGTCCAATGACTCAGCTGAGGAATCTAGCGAGCAGTCTAATGTTCAAGATGATTCTAATAACCAAGAACAAAGTACAAAAGAACAAGAAACAGAAGAAGCAAAAAAGAAAGAATTAGAAGATTACTCTGAAGGAGTAAAAAGACGTATTGCAAAGTTAACTAGAAAAATGCGTGAAGCAGAAAGAAGAGAACAAGCTGCTTTAGAATACGCAAAGAAAGTTCACACTGAGCAAGAATCTTTAAAATCCAGATATACTAAATTAGATACAGGTTATGTGTCTGAAATGGAAAATAGGATTAAATCTTCTATGGAAGCTGCAGCAAGTAAACTTGCTAAAGCTAGAGAAGATGGAGATCTAAAAGCAGAAGTTGCAGCTCAAACTGAGATTTCAAGACTCGGTTATGAAGAAGCAAGGCTAATGGAACTCAAAGCCAAACCTGAGAAAAGCCAAGAAGTTGAAGTTAAACAACCTCAAATTCAGCCAGAAACTCAGGAACAACCGATCAATCCAGATCCGAAAGCTCAACAATGGGCTACTAAGAATACATGGTTTGGTCAGGACGAGGCCATGACTTATACCGCATTTAGCTTACATAAAAAGCTAGTAGAGGATGAAGGTTATGACCCTCAATCGGACGAGTATTATTCTGAAATTGATAGAAGAATAGCACTTGAATTCCCGCATAAATTTGGTAATGTGAATACAACAAATACGACAAGTAAACCTACTCAAGTTGTCGCTTCGGCAAACAGAAGTAGTAAACCCGGTCGCAAAACTGTGAAACTCACATCGTCACAAGTAGCAATTGCTAAAAAATTAGGTGTGCCACTTGAAGATTATGCAAAACAATTAAAACTAATCACGAAGGAGTAAAGCATATGGAAAACGAAAACAAAAGAGCTTCTCGTGCGAGTCAGACTAGAGAAAAAGAAGCTCGAAAAAAAGTCTGGACTCCACCGTCATCTTTAGATGCACCCCCTGCCCCTAACGGGTATCGACATAGATGGATAAGAGTAGAATCTATGGGTTTCCAAGACACTAAAAATGTCGCTGGAAGATTAAGATCAGGTTACGAAATGGTTCGTGCTGATGAATACCCAGATTCAGATTATCCAATTATTGAAGATGGAAAATACAAGGGAGTAATCGGAGTTGGTGGCCTTGTGCTGACAAGGGTACCCGAAGAGATCGCACAGCAAAGATCAGAATACTATGCACAGCAAGGTATTGATCAAGATAAAGCAGTCGATAACGATCTTATGAAGGAACAGCATCCAAGTATGCCAATCAATGTTGATAGGCAGACTCGTGTAACTTTTGGTGGCTCTAAGAAAAGTTAATTTTTTAACAATTCTGAACCATTAAAATTAAATTAAAAACTAATAGGAGTAAAAACTATGGCAAACAAAAATGCTGCTTTTGGTATAAGACCAATAGGCAAAGTGGGCCAGAATGCTGATAACCAAGGTTTAGGTGAATACGTTATCGCTAGTGGAACAACTGCTGCAATCTATTTTCAAGATGTAGTTAAAGTTGTTGCTGCTGGTGGAATCGAAGCTGCAGCTGCAGCTGACGCAAATACTGCGGGTTCACTAAACGGGGTTTTCTACACTGACCCATCAACTAAAAAGCCAACGTTTGCAAATCACTATCCAGGAGCAATTGCTGCTTCTGATATAGTTGCTTTCGTGGCTGACGATCCTTATGAAAGGTTCGAGATCCAATGTAACTCTACAGCAAACCAAGCTGATGTTTTTGCAAATGCAAACATCACTTATTTAGCTGGGAATAGCGCAAACTATGTGTCTAAAACAATGCTTAACAAAGCAACTTTAGATACTACAAACACACTACAGTTGAAAATCGTAGGTATTAGTAAGGACCCAGAAAACAGTGACACTGCAAGTGCCAATGTTAATTTGGTTGTTCAGCTTAATACTCATTATGCTAAATCAACTACAGGCGTATTATAAGGAGAATAAAATATGGCTATAAGTAGATCACAACTAGTTAAAGAACTAGAGCCAGGTTTAAATGCTTTATTTGGCCTGGAGTACAAACAGTACGAAAATCAACACGAGCAGATCTATACGAAGGAAACTTCGGACAGAGCTTTTGAAGAAGAAGTGATGTTATCTGGTTTCGCTCAAGCACAAGTTAAACCTGAGGGTTCTGGTGTGACTTTTGACAATGCTCAAGAGACTTTCACAGCTAGATACACTCACGAAACTGTTGCTTTAGCGTTTTCAATCACTGAAGAAGCGATTGAAGATAACCTATATGACAGATTGTCTTCTAGATACACAAAAGCCCTAGCAAGATCTATGGCTCAAACCAAACAAGTTAAAGCTGTTAATCCTTTAATTCAAGGATTACCAACTACTGACAATTTTGATTCAGGCGACGGTGTTTCTTTATTTAACACTGCTCACCCAACAATTGCTGGTAGCTACCAAAACACTTTAACTACACAAGCTGACTTAAACGAAACTTCATTAGAGCAGTCGTTAATCGATATTGCGGCTATCACTGATGAAAGAGGTTTAAAAGTTGCTGCTAGAGGTGTAAAAATGATCATTCCAAGTGAATTACAATTCACTGCGGAAAGATTAATGAAATCTCAAGGCAGAACAGCTACAGCTGATAATGACATTAATGCGATTGCATCTATGGGAATGATTCCTCAAGGTTACAGAGTGAATAACTTCTTAACTGATGCAGATGCGTTCTACATTATCACTGACGTGCCAAACGGTATGAAGATGTTTGACAGAAGCCCGATTAAAACGGCTATGGAAGGCGACTTTGATACTGGTAACGTAAGATACAAAGCTAGAGAAAGATACTCTTTCGGAGTGTCAGACCCTAGAGGTATCTTCGGTGTTGAAGGTGCATAATCTTTAACGATTTTTGGGGCCAGACACAATCTGGCCCCATTTAAATAATA